CTCACGCCGAGAAGGGTGGACAATTTGATCCAAAACAGGAATCGCACAATTGCCAAGCTGGCGTGCGGAGAACCTCGAGCTCATGCTAGGTAATCTAACAGGACCTGTAGAGATTGACTGGGAGGCATATACTAAAACAGTAATTGCCGCCCGTGTCGAGCTCGAACAGTTCGTGGAAACGGTCACAATGGAGCGAACATGAATTGAGAGATTCATGCTTAACTTCATTGAGTGAGACTCGTAAGCCTCTCTCGATCCTACGGAGCTAGATTTTAATGTTAATAAGAATCTATTTCTCCCAAAGAAAAGGATAGGACGCTGACTGAAATGACATTCAGCTATTCGCACAAAGATGTAGTTGGTACATCTCCAGTTTTGCAAGCCCTTTTTACATGAGACCTAACTCAATGTACCATATTTTGAACAATTAATCCATGTGTATTCTACTAACTAAGGATGGGGTCGGCGAGGTAATATGGATCCTTGGTCCATAAGTTACTTTAGACGAATACTGTACGCACCATCAAAGGCTATGATGGTATTAGAGATAAGGAGTTTTATTTAGTCATAGACACTAGGTTAATCCTAGTAAACTAAGAGGTAAGAGGCAACACTCGTAAAAGAGATCTTAATTCAAACTATTAGTTCAAATAATCAGAAGTCTTCTGAATATCACTCAAACTCTCTTCTACTGGTAATAGTACCGAGTAGTGCATGCAGGTTTACCCGTAGTCGATCACAAAGGACCGATAACGATACGGCGTCTCCAAAGCTCTCTAATTCCCGTACTCAGTATGTACTACACTAAAGATTAGTTGTCCTTAGTGTTCTTTTGATTCGGTAAATTCTGACTTTTGCGATATTCCCTATTGCTGCTTCTCTTATTCTACGTAGACTAGGTTATTCCTAGCTCCTATCTGAAGAGATAGATACAAAATCATGACTATAAGTCTATGAGCGCAAGCGTAGTAAAAGGTGAGCAAGAGTCTAACGGTACTATTATGCCGTTATAACCGAAATGATCTAGGACATTTGCTCTTACGAGTCAAAGCCGGTAAACATTCAAGACCATTGATAAATTATCAGTGGACCTTTTTGTCTTAGAACTAGAAAGAGCAGGGTATTCCTGCACTTAGAGTAAATTATTCTAACTTAAATAACCAACTTTCAAAATTCTAGAATCTTGAGGTTTGAAGCTATGCTTAAAACAATGATTCGTACGAGAACTATATAGATGATTGAGTTAAATCGAAAGATTTCGACAAGCTAGTCCATGAGGCGCTGCTAAACAGCGTACTAGAACTTCCGAAGGGTCGCATTAGGCTCAGCATAGACATTTATGTACCTAATGATAGGCAGTTTCTTCTAACTGCTGAAGCACTGGATTTACTGAGTACAACACGAGTGATACGGATATCCCCTTAAGCAAGGGTGATAGGGTCCATAACACCTTTCCGTCGTAACAACTGTAAAGTACCAGTATAGCTAGTAAGTGACTGGAAAAGGGAATTCCCCCTTCTTACGCTACCAGCGAATGGTATAAAGTCTGTGCAAAACCTTAATAGGATTACACACATCCTTCATTTCGCTGCACTGTCTTCCTAAACAGAAGATACTACCGAAATGTAGCAGACTTCCTGGTTTGGAGAACAAGCTTAACGGTTGGCCATCTGACCAAGTAACGATTCATCTGTGACGTTGTGAGTTCGGTTTACCGTTCCATAAGAAAGGCACCAGCCCTTTGCGTTTGCAAGAGCCCTCACGGGTAATCCAGAGTCGATACCGTCAGAACATAGTATAACAAACCTTCCCGGTATATCTGTGACGAGAATACTCTTCACTTCTTATTCCTTTTAAATTATTTATTTATCATAAGCTAGTAAAAGGGTCAACCGCAATCATGAAAATGAAAGGGTCTCCCACTACTGGTAAAGATAGATGAATATTAGAGGGAACAAGAAAGTAAAAAAGATCGTTCTTGGATCCGGTGTATCGGTTAGTTATAAAAGACTATGTTCATCTCCATTAAATCGCGTATAGTCAGTTAACTGCTGAGTGCGATTGCACTCAGTACGTCCATGCAGACCTGTCAGAATTTAAACGCATCTAAGCG